ACCCCCGGCCTGCTGCTGGCCCCCGGCTGGAGCCACAACCCTGTCGTGGCCGCTGCCCTCCAGGCAAAGACCACCGGGATCAACGGCGTTTTCGACTGCAACACCTATGTGGACATTGCGGCGGACGAAACCGGCGCGGTGGTCTACACCGACGTGAAGAAAGCCAAGGAGGGCCTGGGCCTTGTCAGCCCCCACGCGGCGGCTTTCTGGCCCATGGCTGCCGTGGGCGACAAGATTTATTATCTTTCCGCCATGGCTGCGGCCCTGACCGCATACAACGACGCCAGCAACGGCGACGTGCCCTATGAAAGCCCCTCCAACAAGACTATGGCGATCACTTCCACCGTGCTGGCAGACGGCACCGAGGTCATTCTGGACCAGCAGCAGGCCAACGACGTGCTGAACGCCAACGGCGTGATCACCGCCATCAATTTCAACGGTTTCAGACTGTGGGGCAACAACACCGTGGCCTATCCCTCCACCAGCGATCCCAAAGACCGTTGGCTGGCCGTGCGCCGTTTCTTTGACTGGGACGGCAACAACTTCATTCGCACCTACTTCCAGGAGGTGGACAAGCCCGGCAATAAGCGCCTGATCCGCAAGATCGTGGACAGCCAGAACATTATTGGCAATGGCTACGTTGCCCGCCAGTATTGCGCCGGCTACCGCGTGGAGTTCCTGGACGAAGAAAACCCCGTCACCAACCTGTTGAACGGCCATTTGACCGTACACACCTACCTGGCCCCCTATATCCCGGCGGAAGTGATCGAGAATATCCGCGAGTATGACGTGGAGGCCCTGCAGAACGCTTTTGGAGGTGAATAACCCATGAAAACGATCCCCACCAAGATCAACAAATACAACATTTACAACGAGGGCAACCGCCTGCTGGGAGCGGGCGACGAATTGAGCCTGCCGGAGTTTGAGGCGTCCGCTGAAACGATCAGCGGCGCCGGGATCCTGGGTGAGATTGACGATCCCACCGTGGGCTATTTCGGCAATCAGGAAATGGAAATCCCGTTCCGCATTTTGGATCAGGAGGCCGTGGATATGCTGGACATGACCAAGGCCGTCCACCTGGAGATCCGAGGCGCCCAGCAGACCGTCAACAGCGAGGGAACGATTGAGTTCCGCGCCATGCGCGTGGTGGTCCGTGGCCGCGCTAATAAGTTTACCCCCGGCAAGATGAAAGCCGGCAACCCCATGGAAACCACCATCACCCTGTCCCTGCTGTATATCCTGATCGAACTGGAGAGCAAGCCGATCCTGGAACTGGACAAGATCAACGAGGTTTACAAGATCAACGGCAACGACGTTCTGGAAGCTGTAAAGGAGATGTGCTGATATGGACACCATGGAGAACCGCGCAAACCTGCCCGAAGATCAGGCGGAGGAGCAGGCCCAGGAGGAAAGCCTGGTCCTGACCCTGAAAAAGCCCTATGTCTTTGAGGGCAAGACGTACACCAGCCTGGACCTGTCCGGCCTGGAGAACGTCACCGCCGGCACACTGGAGAATGTCGGCAAGATCCTGGCAAAGCAGTCCCCTGGCCTGAACCCTGCCACCCTGGAAATGGAACTGGGTTTCTGCCAGCTGCTTGCCGCACGGGTCACCAGCCTGCCCCTGGAGTTTTTCCGGGGTATGCCCGCAAGGGACGCGGTGGCTCTGAAAAGCAAGATCGTGGGTTTTCTCTACGGCGGGGATGGGGACAACTAACGCCCGCCGTTTTAAGGAAAGCCTGTGTCGGAATGTCCATCAATCTGCATACGGGTTTTGATTATTTCATGGCCCTGTCGATTGACGAACTAAACGACATTGCCGCCGATCTGGTGGAGTTTTCCGAGGAGGTGAAAAAGCGTGGCAACAAGTAAAACCTATGAACTTATGGTGAAGATCGCCGGCAAAACAGACAGTTCCCTGAAAAACGCCTGTTTGGCCGCTGATAAAAACCTTGCCGCGCTGGGAACCACCGCAAAAAACACCGGGAAAGTCATTGCCGGAGCGGCGGCAGCAGCGGCCACCGCTGTGGCCACCATTGGCGTGGCAGCCGTAAAGGCGGCGGCGGAGTACGAAACGCAGCTGGCCAATATTTCCACCCTGCTGACCGGGACGGAGGCGGAGATCGCCGCCAGAACCGGAGAGATCGGGGAGGAAATCCTGGACGTTTCCAACAGAACGGGCGTGGCCACGGCGGATCTAACCGACGGTATGTATCAGGTGGTTTCCGCGTTTGGCGACACAGCGGACGCGGCCAGTATTCTGGAAACCGCCGCAAAATCGGCGGCAGCCGGAAACGCCACCACAACAGACAGCATTAACCTGCTTTCTGCCGTAACAAAGGGTTATGGCGACACGTCGGCGGAGGCCGTGCAGCAGGCGGCGGATCTGGCGTTTGCCACCGTCCGCCTGGGCCAAACGTCGTTCCCGGAATTGGCCTCCAGCATGGGCAAGGTCATTCCGCTGGCCAGCACCCTGGGGCTTGAACAGGAACAGCTTTTCGGCGCCATGGCGACGCTGACAGGCGTAACCGGATCCACGGCGGAAGTTGTGACCCAGCTGAAAGCAACCATGCAAGGCTTTTTGTCCCCGTCCAAGAACATGACCGAAGTGCTGAAAAGCCTGGGTTATGAGAGCGGACAGGCATTGCTTGAAAGCGAGGGCCTGCAGGGCGCGCTGGAGGCGCTGAAAGGCGCAGTAAACAACGACGAACTGGCATTTGCTGGCCTGTTTTCGTCCGTTGAGGCCCAGACCGCCGTGCTTGCCATGGCGGGCAATCAGGCCGATAACCTGACCAGCAAAACGGCGGAAATGTACGAAGCCACCGGAGCGGCAAATGCCGCATTTGCAAAACAGACCGACACCCTGGCGTATGACATTCAGATGATCAAAAACCTGGGCGCCAATTTCCTGACCCAACTGGGGACCAACATACTGCCGTATGTGCGGGAACTGGCGGAGGCGGCCCTGCCGGTGGTCACCGAGGCCCTGGAGAAGATCGGGGACTACATGACCAGCACCATCATTCCGGCGGCGCAAACTGCCGTCGAGTGGGTGGTGGAGAACAAGGACGTTCTGCTGGCCCTGGCTGCCGGTATCGGAACAGCCGTGGCGGCCTACAAGGCGTACAAGGTGGCCGTGACCGCCTACAACGCCATAATGGGCGTTTACAAGGTTGTGACAGCCGCAAGTGCCACGGGCACCTTTACCCTGGCGGGAGCCATGACAGCCCTAAATCTGCCCGTCCTGGCCGTTGTGGCGGCCATTGGCCTGGTGGTAGCCGCCGGCGTTTTGCTTTACAAGAACTGGGACACCGTAAAGGCCAAGGCGGCCCAGCTGGGTGCCAAGATTTCGGAAATCTGGGGCAATGTGAAAGCGTGGGTTACCAACGCGGTGACCGGCCTGGTTTCCGTATTTCAAAACACGTTCCCGGTGCTGTCCGCATATCTGACGGGCTGGTGGCAGAGCATTTCTGCCGCCATAGAGAACGTGAAAGCGATTTTTCAAAATATCATCGACTTTGTGAAAAACGTCTTTTCTGGCAACTGGTCCGCAGCCTGGCAGAACATTGTCAATATTTTCGGAAACGTGTTTGGCATGATCGTGAACCTGGCGAAAGCGCCCATTAACGGCGTGATCTCCGCGATCAACTGGGTGCTGTCCAAGATCAACAGCATTTCCGTGACGATCCCGGACTGGGTGCCCGGTGTCGGCGGCCAGACGTTAGGCTTTAACATTCCGACGATCCCGGCCCTGGCTGCCGGCGGTGTCGCAACAGCCCCCACCCTGGCCATGGTAGGCGAGGGCGGAGAGCCGGAGGCAATCATGCCCCTGTCCAAGCTGGCGGCCCTACTGGAGGAATGGACCAAACCGAAGCCCGGCGGCGGAGGCGCTGGCCAGGGCGGCGGAACGGAAACAATCACATTCGCCCCCGTGTTCCAGTTCTATGGCCCCACCACCAGGGAGGAGGCCGTGGAGGCTGGCCGGGTAAGTTTCGCAGAGTTCAAGCGGCTGTATAAGCAGATGAAAGCCGAGGAGGCCCGCAAGAGTTTCACCCCGGCATAAAAGGAGGCGCAGACCATGGCAAAAACCTATACCACCAAGCAGGGCGACGCCTGGGACGCTATTGCCTTTAAGGTTTACGGGGACGTGAACCTGACCGGGTGGCTTATGCAGAACAATTACACACACCTGGAAACCTTTGTGTTTGGCGCTGGGGTGGTCCTCCAGACACCCGATCCCCCGGCGGGCACCCCGGACGCCAACACACCGATCTGGAGGACCGAAACATGAACACGCGGCGCACGACGGTGGATCTGATCTACAACGGCGCGGCGGTGTCCGCCCAGATCGCCCCATACAACACAGATTTTTCCTATACCGACCCGGCCAGCGGTGAGGCCGACAGCCTGGACATTGCGATCCATGACCGTGGGCGCCTCTGGACCGTGGCCTGGTTTCCGCAGGTGGGCGACACATTAAGCGCCACCATTCGGGCAACGGGCGGGAGCCTGCCGTGCGGCCTGTTTATCCTGGATAATTTCGATTTTTCCGGGTGGCCGATCACCGGCACCATTTCCGGCGTGTCTGTCCCTGCGGACAGCTGTTTCCGGGAAACCGCCCGGACGAAGAACTGGGAAAACGTCACGATCCAGGAGATCGGAAAAGAGATTGCCACCCGCGCCGGGATCTCCCTGGTGTGGGACGTTGAGGGCGAACCGTTCAAGATCACCAACGTGGAGCAGTCCGAACAAACCGACTGTGAATTTTACATGGGCCTGTGCGAAACCTACGGCCTGGCCATGAAAGTTTACTCCAACAAGATCGTGGTGTATGACCGGGAGGCATACAAGAAAAAGGGCAGCGCGGCCACACTGGGGCCGGACGATCTGCTGTCCTGGAGTTGGTCCACCACTATGGCCAAGACCTACACCGGCGGGGAGTTCACATATACGGACCCCGTAACCGAGGAGGAAATAAAGGTCACGGTGGGCGGCGGCAACCGGATCCTGAAACAGTCCGGCAAAGCCGACAGCCAGGCAGACGCGGAGCGGCAGATCCAGGCGGCGGTGGATAAATCGAACCACGGCGCCACGAAACTGTCCGCCACCATCATGGGCAACGCCCGCCTGGTGGCCTCCCAGTGCGTTGACGTGGAGGGCCTGGGCCGACTGTCCGGCAAATATTACATTGACAGCATTACGCACCGCGTCGGCGGATCTGGTTACACCATGGACCTGGAAATGTCACTGGTGCAGTAAAGCGCGGCGGTGGGTTTCACGGCCCCGGAACACCGGGCGCCAATATCGAGGAGGAACACATGGGAAACGAGATCAGGCTGGGCAAGGTGTCCGCCATCGACTACGCCGCCGGCATGGTCCGGGTGGTGTATCACGAAAAAGACGACAGTGTGACCCGCCTGATCCCCTTTATCTCTGACGAATACAGTATGCCGGAGATCGGGGACCAAGTGCTGGTCCTCCACCTGTCCAACGGCGCGGAGGCGGGCGTGGTCCTGGGCCGCCCGTGGAGCGGGAAGAATGTGCCCCCGGAGGGTGAAAAGGGCCTGTACCGCAAGGACCTGGCCCGGACGCCAGGGGAGGCCATGATCCGCTACAAGGACGGCACCCTGACCATCAAGGCCGCCAAGGTGGTGGTGGACGGGGATCTGACCGTCAACGGCAGCCTGACCGTCACCGGCACGATCACCTCCCAGGGCGATACCGTGGCCGCCGGCGTTTCGGTGCAGAACCACAAGCACACCGACAGCATAGGCGGCAACACGACCCCGCCCGGATAAGGAGGGATAACACATGATCGGAACCCTGGGACGGAAGATCATTTTTGAAGTAAGCGACGAAAAGGTGCTGACGTTCTTAAACATGACCCGCGAGATCACAAGCCGCTGGGCCGAACATGAGGCGCTGGGCGTCAAGCCCAAGCCGGAGTTTTTAGGCCCCGGCCTCCAGACCGGAACCCTGGAGATCACCCTGTCCGCCACGCTGGGCGTTAAGCCCAGGGCCATTTTGGAGGCCGTGGAGGCCATGGTGGAGAGCGGCACGGCGGAATACCTGATCATAGGAAACAAGCCCGTGGGGCGCAATCCGTTCCGCCTGGTGTCCTCCAGCGAAACGTGGGCCACGGTTTACAGCCGGGGCGAACTGGCCAGGGCGAAACTGACCATTACGCTGGGAGAATACACATGATGGAACTGGATATTTTCGACTACAAACTGGAATACACCTTTTCCGACAACTGGCGGGCAAAGCTGGACCGGCAGCTGGCCCTCTTGCTATCCACGCCGGAGGGCGCCATGCCCCTGGATCGTGAGTTTGGCATAAACATGGACTTTCTGGACCTGCCGCCGGAGGTGGCCAAGAGCCTATACACGGCGGAGGTAACCAAGAAGATCCCGCAATTTATCCCCGCTGTCCGGGTCCAGGAAATCACCTGGGACTGGAACAGCAGCGGGAAACTTTCCCCAAAGGTGGTGATTACAAGTGCTTGACATTTCTGCAGTAAGGAACGCCCCGGACATTTCTTTCATTGACGGGCGGAGCATTGACGACGTGCGCGCCGAAATGGTGGCCGATTATGAGAAGTTCATAACCGAGGCCACCGGCCAGGAGGTCAACCTGGACCGCGCCAGCCCCCACCGCATGGAACTGAACGCGGCGGCCCTGCAAATCTTCCAGGCCATGCAGTACATTGACCGAGCGGGCAAGTTGAACCTGCTGAAATACAGCTATTCCACCTATCTGGACAACCTGGCGCTGCTGAAAGGCACCACGCGCCTGCCGGCCACGGCGGCCTCCACCACCCTGCGCTTTACCATGTCCGCCCTGCGGCAGAGTGCCACGGGGATCCCCCAGGGCACCCGCGTGGCGGGACCGGACAACGTGTATTTCTTCACCACGGAATACGCAGAGATCCCGGCGGGGCAAATGACCGTTGACGTGACGGCGGCCTGTGTGGACGACGGCGCGGTGGGAAATGGCTTTGAGATCGGGGAACTGTCCACCATTGTGGATCCGATCCCCTATGTGGCCAAGGTGGAAAACGTCACCGTGACCGAGGGAGGCACCGACGTGGAGAGCGACGCCGACCTGGCGGAACGCACCCACCTGGCGCCCAGCGCCTACTCCACGGCAGGCCCGGAGGCCGGATATGAATACTGGGTGCGGACGTACAGCGCGGCCATTGGCGACGTGAAGATCACCAGCGACCAGCAGGCGGGCACCGTTGATATTTATTTCCTGATGGAGGACGGCAGCGACCCCGGCGACGAAATGATCACCGGCCTGCTGGACTACCTGAAAAACGGCGATATGCGCCCCATGGACGACCTGGTGAACGCCTCCGCCCCGGAGGCGGTGCCCTACGCCATAGAGTTCCAATACTGGATCAACCGGACGGACAGCGCAAGAGCCGCCACGATCCAGACGGCGGTGGCCGCTGCCGTGGAGCAATATGTGGCCTGGCAGCGGAAGATCGGGCGGGACATTAACCCGGACGAACTGACCGCAGCCGTGAAAATGGCGGGCGCCAAGCGCCTGGCCATCAAAAGCCCCGTTTACACCCCGGTGGGCAAGAACAAGGTGGCGGCCCTGGCCCTGTCCCCCGTGATCGAGTATGGAGGGCTGGAAGATGATTAACCTGCGGAGCGGGCGGATCACCGATATTTTGCCCGATAACCTGGCCGGCCAGCTGGAGGTGCAGGCGTTCGGTTACGCCCTGCACCGCCAGATCGTGAAGCTGTGCGACATGGCCGACAAGGTAAAGTTTTTGACGGCGATCCAAGAGGCGCCGGACGAAATCCTGGATTACCTGGCCATAGAACTGCGGACCCCGTGCTACAAGATGGAGTATTCCACCGAGGTCAAACGCAGCCTGATCCTTTCCACCCTGCCCTATTACATGAAGATGGGCACCACCTACATGGTAAACTCCATCATTCAGACCATTTTCGGCAACGGCCATATTGTGGAGTTTTTCGACGCCGGGCTGGATCCACACCATTTCATGGTCCACATTCGGGGAGCGGAGGCCACCAGCAGACCCACAACCGAGTTTCGGGAGGTCCTGGAGGCCGTCAAGCGTAAATCCCAATGGCTGGACGGCGTGGTGCTGGAGTTCGACCAGATGGAGCATACAACCCGTTTCGGCGGGCGTATGTCCTCCACAATGACCACGCCCATGGCGGAGCAGCCGGACAATATCCAGTTTGAGAAAACGGAGCGGATCGGCGGCACCGTGGGCACGGCAATGACCACACCCCTGCAAGAGCAGGCCGACAAGTTCCTTTTCAAACATTCGGCCCGTTTCGGCGGCAGGCTGGGGGCTGTCACCTCCACCCCTGTGCCGAACCAGGAGGACAAGCTGGAGTTTGTCGGATCTGTCAATATTGGCGGCGGGCTGAACACCGTACAAAGCACCCCGTTGACCGAAATATTAGGAGGTTAAACCATGAATTACAGTTTCAAAGTAACAACGGGAGGCCGGGAACTGCTGGCCGCCCTACTGGCCACCGGCAAAGAACTGGAGATCACGCGGGTGGCCGTCGGCAGCGGCAAGGTGGCGGAGGACGTGAACCTGGCCGACATGACCGAACTGATCCAGTATGTGGCGGAGGGCACGATTGCCCAGCGCCGCCACCAGGACAATGTGCTGTATTTGACAGTGCAGTATAGTTCCAATTCCACCCCCGGCCTGGGTGCTTTCTACCTGGCGGAGTTTATCGTGGAGGCACGGCACCCGATCACCGGGGAAAGCGTCGTGATCCTGTACGCCACCCTGGGCGACTATATCCAGCCCGTCAACGCCTTTTCCGAAACCCTGCCCCCGGATATTCGCAACTATCCACTGGCCATTGCGATTTCGGATGAAATCGAGGTCACGATCACCGCGCCGGCGGGCCTGGTGACCTATGACGACCTCCAGGACGCCGTGGACAAAGCCTGCAAGGACCTGGTGAACACCATGGCCACCGGCGGCATTAAAAAGTCCATTGATTTTGTGATCCCCGCCGCTGACTGGGTGGAGGATCCTAACAAGGTCAACGGGTACGGTTTCTATTACGACCTGATGGACGAAGAAATCACCGCCACCCTGATCCCGGACACCGTGATCACCGAGGGCAGCCAGGAAACCGCAAAGCTGGCCGGCATGAGTACCACGGCCACCACCTACGCCGGATATGTCCGCCTGAAATGCGTGGCCCGGCCTACGGCGGAGATCGTGGGCACCTGCCACCTGCTGGGCAAGGGCGCAACTGGCACCACCACAACCGTGATCGGTGACCTGCCTGTGGCCACCGCTGACACCCTGGGCGGCGTCAAGGTCCAGGAGGGATCCGGACTGAAAATCGACAACGACGGCAACCTGTCCGTTGATACCGCCAGCGAGGGCGAAAGCACCGACGCCATGGATGAAATCTTTAACAGCGGCGCCGGCGACGATACCGGCGAATAACCGCCGCTTTTCCCATAGCACCGCCGCCACGGCGGCGGGATAACAACCGACATTTCCGGCCACTGGCCGAAAATGAATATATTTTTAGGAGGACTTAATCATGTCCAAGAAAATCATTACCCTGGATCAGTTCAAGCAGCTGGCCACCAAAGTCAAGACCGAGGACGACGCCCTGGGCGCACAGATCACCCAGGTGGCCGAAAAGGTGGAGGGCCTGATCTCTACCGGCGGCGAGGCCAACGTGCTGGAGGGCGTCAAGGTCAACGGCACCGCCCTGACCATCACCGACAAGATGGTGGATATTCTGATCGCCTCCGGCGAGGAGAACGGCACCATTTCCGTCAATGGCGCCGCCGTTGCCGTCAAGGGCCTGGCCGATCTG